GACACCAACCGCCTGCTTTTTTATCTGCAGCACGAGCATAGCCTGCAAGCTGTGACACATACCCAAACGAATCATTATGTGCAAGTGTATCATAGGACGTAAACTTGTTACGGTAAGACCAATCAGACGCAGACTTAACATCATCAACAGCGTCATCAATTACAAGGTCATACTCCCCTGAAATCTCATTGTCTTCTAACTTGAGTGTTACTTTTGCATTGTCGGTATATTTAACACCTGCTTCCGTAAGCAAAGCTTTAAACACAGCTTCCACTATGTCACCTAGCATCATGTTCATAACAAAGGTAGTAGGTTTAGGAAGTGCCTTCTCTGGCTGATTCTTTTCAAACCAGAGTTGGCAGGTAGGCTTGCCTATGTTAGACATACGTAAGCGAAACTCATCCCTTTTGTTACCACCACTAAACTGACGTTGCAGGGCAGACTTAATATCGTCAGCCACCTTGTTGATGGTGGCTTCCGACATATGTGTTTTGCCTTGTGCAGCGTCCTCCATGTACTGATGGAGAGCTAACTCAGCAGGGTGCATCATTGTACTGTTGCGTCTTCAACGTCAACAAAAGACTCTACATCAATGTCAACTTCCTGCTTACTGTGAACATTCTCACTCCAAGCATTAAGTATATAGTCGTTGTAGTTTTGTACCCACTCCATTAGATCACCAAATAGTTTTTGGTCCTCTGCCTCAACACGTAGGCTTTCCGTTAGGTCAAGCTTAGTGGTAGGAACGTAGTACTTATTACCATTAGGTAATTCCCTTGCCTCTGTTACAAGATCAATGTGATGCTGTACAGGCAGACGCTTCATTTTAGCGAACTGTGCAAAGCAACCACCTAGTGTGGCAAATGCATCCCTGTTCTCTACTTCCCATATCATAGGTGTAACATCTACATCTACAGGAGAACCGTTTTCGTCAACAGGATTGATAAGTTCAACCGTGCCAAGTATAACTCGCACTCGCTTGATTGATCGTATAAGATCCTTATCCTTTTGAGGTAAGGCATTGAAGTCTGCGATAAAACCAGACCGTCTACCACAGTTAAACCCACCATCATTATCCTTCAGATCCATGTTAAGATCGTCAGCCATGATAGTTTTAACATAGCGATTCTTCTTATCGCCACTACCCATCACAAACTTCTTGTGCATATACCGTTGTAGGTGAGGTCGTAGTCGAGCAGATGTTGCATAGTAGGTAGGTCCATCAGGTACTTCCAACTTAAAAGAACCTCCTTCAACTACCTCAACATTCTTTTGCTTACCATTCACTTCAGCCGTACCCATTATAGGTGAGTGGCTAATACGAAATCGTGCAAGGGTGCTACCCTTCTTCTCCTTAGTAGGGGAAGATTCATTTGCTATACCCATAGCTTTCGCCATAGCTGCATAGTTATCAGTGTCAATATTTACAATATCATTCATCATTATTTACTCCTTTCAAAAGTGTTAAAGTCTTAGTTATATCATGCTACGTCTTTGGTGTCAAGCCAATTCGGACCTATTTTTGCCTCTAATAATAGAGGTACATTAAAGTCAACATTCCATCTCTTGTCGATCAGGTCTTTTAACTTAGCATTTGTACTATCTATCACGCTGAGAACAGCATGTTCCTCATTGGGGTGAACATCAATCACAATAGAATCATGTACCGTATTCACAATACAACTTCTCAGGTCTTTGAGTTCCTTATCAATGTGTAGTAGTGCTATAGGTACAATGTCTGCTGTCGCAAAGGACTGCACAGGATAATTCTTTATCTGTGTAAAATGCGAGACAGTGTTATTGCGTCTACGTACAACATCAGGAAAGGAAAACTCTCGTCCTGAAGGGGTTGAAATCCTACCAGTGTTTAATGCTTCACTGGCAAGACGTTTATGCCAACTGGCTATGCCTGCATACTTGTTGTTAAACTGCGAGTAATATGCAGCTTCAGCAGGTGTTCGCCCATACCCACTAGCACCATACAACGGTGCAAATGTGTGAGCTTTAGCATCTTGTCTTGATGTAGGTTGCCCTGCATCGGATATAACCTTTGCAGTATAGGCATGTACATCAAATCCTGTAGCTACTTCATCCATAGCTACTTTGTCCTGTCCTAGATAGGCGGCCACACGAAACTCTAACTGTGCAAAGTCAGCTTCCATGATCTTACCACCCTCCCATCGTGATACAAATACCTTCTTCACAGGGAATGTACCACCTCTAGGCATGTTCTGCATGTTAGGATCTGCTCCACTCAGTCTACCTGTAGCAGTCCTGTGCTGTAGAAGTCTAACGTGCAAGCGATTGTCACATTTGGTGTGTGTTCTGATGCCCTCCACAAATGAGGACAGGTAGGTGTCAACTGCCGATAGCCGTTGCACCCCACTAAGAAAAGCAACAGCGTCATCCATACCACGAGAACGAGCCACGCCCTCCAAGTACTGAAGGTTTGTTTTATTCGTACTAAAGCCATTAGCACTGATCCATTTCGCATTAGGTGCATTGAACTTTAATCCCCCCACACTACCATGTATATCATTAAGATTATAGCCATAACTCCCACAGTCTTTACATTTATTATCTCGTGAAAATAGTGTTCCATCTTTTTTTACCTTTCTAACTGAGCCTGTACCATTACAGGTCTTACATTGATGTGCCTTCTGTTTAAACAGAATGTCTGCATGATCCTCAACTACGCTTTTGTAATTAGATACAGGCATATAAGGATCAAACAACTCTGCCCATTCAGACTTGTCCTTTGGCTTACGACTATAGATAACCCAAGACAACTGCTCTGGACTGTTGAGATTGATAGGTGTGTCTCCCATAAGATTATGCACCTGCTTGGTAAGAGAGTCTGTCAAGTGTTGTTTCTCTTCCTCAAACTCTCTCTGCACTGTATCTAATGCAGACAGATCAACCTTAAAACCACGCTGATATATACGTGCTAGGCACACAACTACCTGATTAGTTAGGTCAACTGTGTCACGTAAGCTATTGTCTTCTAACAGTAATCTTTTATATATCCTATCGGATAGCTGTTGTGTAGCATGTAGATCAGCAGTCAGGTAGTCTGACAACTCCTCATGAGGAATGTCGGCAGTAGAGTAACCCTTACTAAAGTAAGCCTTGAGTGTGTCCTGCTTCTTAGTGTCTAGGTTATACCTCTCAGCACATGCCTCAAGGGAGAGTGGTTCTTTCAACCCACGTTGTAAGACGTACTCACCTAGCATGGTATCAAACACAGGACCATCATAGGTAAACCCACTCTCCCACAGCCACATCAAATCGTATGCTGCATTATGCATTATAAGTATTGTTGATCTATCCAACCAATCCTGTACCACTGTGTGTCCATCCTTACAAGGGTCAACCTCATTGTGATTGAATGTAATGATAGCTTTCTCACCTGTATCTGATAGCATGCCCACCATTACAAGCTCGTTGGTGGCTTCAAATGGGTCAAGGTGCATCTTGCCATCACGCTTGGTGACAGTGTTCTCTATGTCAAGCGTTAATTTCATTTATTGATTCTCCTAATTCTGAGATTGCTAGGTTGTAGCAATTCGTTCTTACTTTAAAATTGTTTGAAGGATCTATCTCTCCCTTTTGTAGGTACTTAGCTCTATCAAAGTACGTATGCTTATCTATTACTCCAAGATACCAACCTACACTAAAGTCTTTTTTAACTCGTGTAAAGGCATAGTAGTCACAATCTTGTTTGGTATTAAACTTTGCTATGCTACACTCATAATGAGGTAAAGGTTTGACTGACGTTTGCTTTGTCTTTGCGTCAATCTTTATCTTACCTAATAAGATATCATAGTCATACGTGTTTGACCACTCTCCTCCTAAAACTTTTAGGACAATAAGCTCACCAATAAAACCTGCTAAGTTTCCTCCTCCATTAAGGATAGAGTTATGGAGTCTGCCCATTTCTACTGCTTTGTCTCTGGCTTTGACAAGCATATCTCTTGTTACTTTTACTTCTATCATGCTGTATACCTCGCTGTTTTGTAGTCAAGCTCACATGTAATAATACCATGATACCCTGACAGTTTGTTTTTGACAATGTTAATATGTCTTTGTGGATCTTCCTCTGCTTCATTCTCTCGCACTGCGTTCTTTGCAATCAAGATCATAAGGTCTGCTTCAGCAGCTTTACCTGTACGTGAGCCTTCCATCATTGCCTGATTAAGTACCACCTTACCCTCTGCTTCAGCAGATAGCTGAGACATGTAGAAGATAGCACAGTTGTGTTGCTTTGCAATCATACGAGCATGTACTGCGTTAGCCTTGAGTGCTTCGTCTTGTCTAGCAAAGCCACCCATCTTAGCGAACTTATCTCCCATGTCTAACACAACAATGTCAGGCTTGTAAGACTTACAGACAGACTCAACCCATGACATATCTCTACCTGTTACATCACGTACCTTAATGTTCTGTCGAACAGGATCGTATAACTCTTTAGCTTTACGTGGGTTAGCCTTGATGTCCTGCACCGACATGCCTGATGCTGCAGTCAAGTACCTAGCACCTACCCTATGTGACGCTTCTTCGTTACATAAGATGATGCAGTTAGCACCTTGCCTAGCAAATCCATTTGGACCTGCAATCAAACTTGCATGGAAAGATGTCTTGCCTGTGTTAGGTCTAGCACCTATCTCAACCAAGTGACCTTCGTTCACACCTTCAAGCACACGAGTGAGTGACGGTATGTTAAACGTCCATCGTGCTTCCATCTTGTTCTTCTCAAGCAAAGCTTCCATAGACATGTCATCCCATTCAACCTTGAGGTCAGGAGTGAAATCATCCGAATATGATTCAAGCAAGTTACGTAATGGCTCAAGGCTAGTTAGCGATCCATTCACATAGTCAAACCCTAAGTTAGCTATGTCTTCACCAACTACCTGTTGAAATAGTTTAGACAATACCTCTTGCGATATGTCACTACCCATAGGCTGTTCCGATTTGATCTTACGAAACAGATCACCATATGCCTGCTTCTGTGCCGTTGTTAATGTGGGATTGCTTGACATGAAGAGAGCTTCAATCTCATCAGGTGTAACAGTCCTTTCATACCTGTCCATTGCAAGATCAACGGCTTGTTTAATCTTGCGAACATCCTTTGTGAATAGCCTGTCAGGACATCTAGCTCCACGATGTTCATCGTAGAACTCTCTGTTCATCAAACTACGTACTAGTGATAGTTCCATATTATACTCCTATGTTGGTAAGACTATCTAAGTCTTGTGGGTTTCTGTATTTGAGATCATCTGTCAAACGTAACGCTCTTACATCTGGCACGTGACCTTTTAGTTCTCGTACAAACGCTAGTGTCTTGGGTAATGCATCAGGGTCTAACGCTACTACTGCCGTAGAGAATCGTGATAAGTATCGCTTATGTGATTCCGATAGTGATGTACCCAACACAGCAACCCCAACATGCACATCGCTAACTGTTCCAACCACTGCGGCACTCACACAATCCTCTACAACTACTGCGACTTTACCATAGCCATGAGCATAAGGCAAGTCACTTTTTCCATATCGTTTCCATTTAGGTAATCTTTTGTTTAGGCTACGTCCTGTAGCGTCAACGATCTTACCATTGTGTACGATAGGAAACACAACCCTATGATCCTTTACGTCATACATCAACTCAGTAGTTTCTATATCCAGACCATAGGTATTCGCAAATTCTAATATGACCTCATCATTATTGTGAGGCACTACATACTCAGGCAGGGTGAAAGGTACTTCCACTGTCTCTTCAGCAAATGAACCTAGAGACTTACGAATGTCTTCACTTGTGAGGTGTACTCTCTTACCCCCTGAGATTGAGCAAGATACTTTGTAACAATTCCATAGTATCTGACCCATATTGTTAGTGATGGTGAATGTCTTCTCCTTGTTGCTACACACAGGACAAGTCATACGCTTAGTCTCACCATCACGTAACTGTAAATCATTTATAAGTGTATTAATATTAAACATTATACATACTTTTAACATGTGTGTTACGAGTAGTCAAGGCATTATTTGCACTTGTAAAAGTATTTTTCATGTAAGGTTTAACCGAACTTGGATTGGTGTGACCTGTCACCGACATGATCTGTCCAAGTGACACTCCTGCGTCCACCATTTCGGTTGTTCCTGTCCTCCGAATGTCCATTAATCGTAGCTCGTCAGACAATCCTGCTTTACGCATTCCTCT